TAAGTTTAGCTTGCAAACTGGCGGGCGTTGCCCTTTTGAAACAACAGAGTCAGTCAACAAACAAACAAATCATGAAAGACAAAGAAGACATACTCATCGTAGTGATGATAGTCACAGCACTAGCTGCTCTAACCATCCTAGCTCACATCACGGGAGTTAAGGAAGCTACGTTGAAGATGGAGAAGCAAGCCATTGCAAATGGCGCGGCCACTTACAACATGGAAGGAGAGTTCAAATGGATCAAGAAATAGACCTCATAGCCATCCAACTCTTGGAAGAAACACGGATGGACCTGAACGACATCCCCTATGCGGATGAGTACAAAGAGCAGGACCCTTGGAAAAACAAGACATCCATATGGCACTAACCATTGAGAAGATTAAGGATGAGGAGGCGCGGGCCATCCTTCTTCAGGTTCGCAAACTTGGAGAAGAAGTAGTGGAGTCCACACTAGGTCACAAAAGATTTGAAACAAATAGTCTTTTAATCATAGGACTTGCAAAACTCATAGCACAAAACACAAAACAAAATGTTCGCCTTTAAGCATAAGCGATGGGGAGAGCATTCAATCCTCCACGCCAAGGAACTGGCTGATGAATACAAGCAGAAGTACGGGGTAGAGGCCGCGCTTCGCTTCTACGAGAAGGAATACGCCATCCTAGCCAGACTGTTTGACGATGATTCGTTGATTGCATTCACCTGCATCAATCTGATGAGTCCAGAGCAGATGGTAGAGCTTGAGAAACGGTTGAAGGAAAAACGTGAACAACTAAAGAAGGATCGGGATAATGGAAACTGACACATCCAAACTGCTTAAGGCTTGCGTGGAATACCGCGCAATGGTGGACAAGCTGGAAACGGAGAACGCCGCTCTCCGTAGCCGATGTGAGGAACTTCAATCCGAGCGCACGCAGTTTGCCAATCGCGCCGCTAGGCTTGCCGCAGTTGAGCACGAACTTGAAGAAAGCCGAAAGGCCGAACGTCTGGCTCGGGTGCAACTTCAATCCGAAAGAGAGGCGAGCAAATGAAATGGAACCCAAAGACCAAAACACCTAGGCGCAAAGGCTGGTACATCACAATGCGCTGCGACGACGGTTATGTTTCGTGGCGGGCGTGGGCCAACGGAGAATGGTGGAAGCAATTAAGCGGTGGGTGGATTGGATGGTATGACGGAGACGGCAATTCTTACCGATGCTTATGGGCATCAAAGCCGCACTTCTCGATTGAGATGAATCAAAACGAACTCCCTCCGGTAGAGGACTACACAAAACCAAAGGAGGCGCAGCCGTGACCTACAAAGACATGACCTTCTGCTCAGGCGATGGATGCACGCAGTTTAAGCGATGTTTCCGCGCTTTGACGCAAGACGTGGAGGACAGGGCTGAGAAGCTCGGACTTCCTATCTGCCAATTTTCCAACCCAAAAGAACTAGACTGCTACATACCAAATGAACGTGAAACTGATAGCGGTAACTAAGCCGCTCGTTGAAGGCATCAATACGGCTGATGAACTCATCAGCTATTGCGCTAGGGTGAGCAACCCAGCTAACCAACTAAACGTAGAGACCGCTCCCAGACTCTTACGCTACTGCGTGAAACACGGACATTGGTCAATTTTTGAGACTGTCTCCATGACCGTGGAGATTGTGACGAGCAGGGCCATCGCGGCGCAACTCCTGCGGCATCGGTCGTTCACATTCCAAGAGTTCAGCCAGCGATACGCCAAGAGCGCAACCTACGAGCCGATTGAACTACGCACTCAGGACAAGACTAACAGGCAAGCAAGTGGAGAGGTGTACAAAGATCACATCAACGAAGGCATGGCTGCGGGAGTAGTTCAGGAGGCGTTTCAAGCCTACAACCTACTGCTTCAATACGGAGTGAGCAAGGAGACAGCTCGGATGATCTTGCCTCTCTGCACGCAGACTACGTTGTACATGACCGGCAATGTCCGCTCTTGGATTCACTATCTTGAGCAGCGTTGTGCTGATGGTACGCAGAAGGAGCACCGTGACGTAGCCCAAGCCATCAAAGAAATATTCAACCAGCAATTCCCATCCGTAGCCCAAGCCATAAATGAAAGCCATTCTTGAATTCACTCTCCCAGAAGAACGGTATGAGCATCAGCGTGCCATCCACGCTATGGAAGCGTTCTCAGTAATGCACGACATCGACCAGCATCTACGCAGCGTAGTCAAACATGGAGAGGGAGGATACGAAAACGTGGAAGCTCTGGCGAAGAACATCCGCAACCAACTCGCGGAGATTCTTCAGAAAGTGGAAGAATGAAGCTTGCAAATAAGTCCAAGCGTCGTCCGTGTCTCCCGCTCTTCGCATGGATCAAATGGCCCTGCGGAGACATCACTCAACATGAAGTCATTTCTCACGTTACTTACCCGTACAAAAAGCCCTACCGAGAATACGAACTCGCCAGTTCTTTCGGACCAATTTGGAAACGCTGGGATGAAATCGAAACCATCGCCCACGCCTCTGACGGACCTAGAGGTTGGAAAGATACTCCAGAGTGGACAAGTGGAGAAGGTGAGTGCGGAATTTGCCAGACAACTAGAAAGGAAACTAAATGAATATCAGCGAAACAATGGAGAGCATCAGGTGGTTGTTCGATAAGCATCTCAGCAAGTATGAATATGCTACAGATATTCCTATTGCTCTTGCTTCCGTATCAGAAAGGAAGGATCACGTTAGGCGTGCTCCGGTTACGTCTGCCGTAATCTTGGAAGCCATCAGGCGGTACAAGAGTGGGCAGCATATCAAGTCCATCGCGAAAGATTTGGACAGTACTGAGACTACGATTGGCAACATCGTCCATCGTAGGAAGTACTACTCCGATCTCCCGCACACCAAGAAAGAAATCATAGCCTACATGAAAAACAAAGGAAGAGAATGAACCTACCACACTCAATCGAAGCAGAGCGGACGGTGCTTTCGTGCATCGTCTTGGATGGCGCGGCCTATCTATCCAAAGCTCTCGACTACCGGGTTAGCGAGCAATGGTTCTACCATCGTCCACATCAGGCCATTTGGAAAACGATCATGGGATGCCATGCTCACGGCAAGCCCTTGGACGCCCACATCATCCTTGAGGAACTAAAGAAGGCCGATCCAAAGCTGGATAGTGTGGGAGGAGTCTCTGGCTATTCGGAGGCTACAGCCTATGTGGCTACAGGGGTTGCGTTCAGTTATAGCCTAGACCAGCTAAGAGAGCTTTATCAGTTACGTCAGATAGCCTTAATAAGCGAGGAAACGCGGGAAGCAGCCCTCGTTAAGAAGGCTAGCCTCGACGACTTCGTAGCTAAGATTGGGCGGGTGCTAGCTCTGAAGAATGCCACGAACGTCTGCAAGAGCCTGAGCCAAGCAGCCAACGACTGCATTGGGAAGGTGGCCGATATCCTAGCTGGAAAACAGACTGAGGAAAACTCAGGGCTGGAATGGCCTTGGTCTGACTGGAACAAGGAGATGGGGCAGGCTACGGCTGGAGAATTGATCATTGTTGCGGCACGCCCCGGACGCGGAAAGAGTTCCTGTGCTCGACAAGTGGCATGGTCTTGGGCTCAGAAATACGGAAATGTACTGTTGTTTAGCCGAGAAATGCCAATTGAGCAGTTAGCCCCCTTGTTTGCGCAGATTAGGTCTGGCGTTAGCTGGAGGAACGTAAGGCGCAATCAGGTGTTGGATGCAGACGCCAAGAAGTTCACGCAAGGGCTTAAGGAGGTTGCCGAGATGAAGACCCTGAGCGTCTTCGATCAGGACAGAACTTTAAGCCAGATTACAGCCCGTGTTGAAGCGTGCAAAAGCTTCATGCCGATCAAGGCCATCATCGTGGATTATCTCCAACGCTACGATCCTCAGCAGGAACGTGGAGAGACCCGCGACATCGCCATTGGACGGATGACAATGGCTCTGAAGGACCTTGCGGTGAGCATGAAGATTCCCGTCATCTTGCTAGCCCAGCTTGGCCGAGAAGTGGAGAAGGAGAACAGACTTCCCCGCCTCTCTGACCTCCGCGAGTCAGGCAACATCGAACAAGACGCGGATCGGGTCATCTTCATCCACGCCCCAGACGAGAAGGAAGACGGAGGCACGCAGGACTTGAACGACCAGACGCTTCAGCGCATCGAAGTAAACATTGTCCAAGCCAAAGGCCGGTCTGATGGTGTAGCTAGCCTAACCATGTCCTTCCACCGTCCAACCACAACCTTCAACGCAATCCACCGATGAACGGCAAAGGAGACGCTCCACGCAACTGCTTCTCAGAAAGCTATCGGTCGAACTACGACGCGATTTTTAGGAAAAAAACTCTTGACGGAGACGATAGAATCAATCAAACCAGAAACACAGATGGTAAAAATAAAAACACAAAGACAGGACTACGAGCAAGCGTTGGCGCAAGCCGCGTTGCTCTTCAGCGGCTGGATGAGCCGCTTTGAAGCCCCAAGTTGCCATGAGCAAGAGGTTGTCGTCGCCGCAACCATTGAATGGCTGCAAAACACTCAAACCTTGATGCAAGATGAAGACCTCGGAAAAAATTGACCTCATTGCGCCAGCGTTGCTGGCTGCTCAGAAGGAAATCAACAATGCCTCGAAAGACGCCAAGAACCCGCACTTCCGTAGCTCCTACGCAAGTCTCGGATCGGTCATCGAAGCAATCAAGGAGCCGTGCAACAAGCACGGGATTGTCATCCTCCAAACGCTCGCTGAGGGAGAGACGGGACTTCATTTGTCAACTCGCGCCATCCACTCTTCAGGCCAATGGATCGAAGACACCGCGTTCAGCCCCTTGCCCAAAGCTGACCCGCAAGGAGTTGGAAGTGCTACTACATACCTGCGCCGATACTCACTCGCTGCACTTATGTGCATCACTCAGGAGGACGACGACGGGAATGCGGCTAGCGGAAGAGTTGCGCCAAGCGCACCAAAAGTCGAAAGCAAGCCAGTTAAGCAAAACAACAATCCTTTCTGATCTCTGTTAGACCAACCAAATAAAACCATGCAATACGACAATACGAATAAGGGTGTTCTGTTCCGCAATCAGGAAAAGGGTGAGGGTGATAAAAAGCCCGACTACACCGGCAAGCTCAACGTAGCTGGCAAGGAATTCCGCCTTGCTGGCTGGCTGAAGGAATCAAAGACGGGAACCAAGTTCCTGTCTCTGTCTCTCTCCGAGCCCAAAGCGAAGGGGTCTTCCGATGAACTTTAAGAACGACGACAATGAGCTCTGCAAGCTCGCAGTCATCGCCTTCGCCTTTACAGTCGCGCTATGCGCCATCATTTATTGGTGCATTTCGTGAAGTTTGTGACTTGAGTGATGCCAACTGGTCGCTCAAGTTGCTGCTCATCGACATCCAGCATGAACTCAGTCTGGTAAAGATTGGGTTCAAAAGCTGGGAACAGGCCTCAGAAACGATAAACAAACGAATAGAGGACAAATTAAATGGAACATTGGTACACCAAGGAGGGAGTTGCGGCTCACACGCAGCCGACGCAGTCAAAGACGGCGAAGAGTCCCAACCGAGCCACAACAATCAAGGATGCTAGGAAGCTAAAGCTTATTCCGTCCGTCACCTCCATCCTGAAGCTCATCCACAATGAGATGCTTCAGCGGTGGAAGTATCGTAAGGTGGTCGAAGCTTGCTTCAACCGTCCCGTTATTGGGGACGAGAGTCTTGAGGAGTACATCGACTTCATCTTAGCCAAAGCGTTTGATGAGGCTGATGATGCCGCGCAGTTGGGGACTAGGATTCACAACTGTATCGAAACCTTGGTAAAAGGCGATAATTTGGCACATCCTCAAGACATCATCAACTACGCTGAGGACGCCATCAACAAGATGGAAACACTTGGCATCAATGTGGTGGCTTCTGAGTTCGTAACGGTTAATCCAGAGTATGGGTATGCCGGAACCACCGACATAGCCTTTAAAGCGAAGGATAGTGACCTTTGTGGCATTCTGGACTTCAAGTCCAAGCGCACCCATGAGGGCGAGCCGGTCATCCCGTCGTTTGGTCACGCTGCCCAACTCGCGGCCTACTACGCCTCCTACTGGAAGGACAAGTGGGAGGACGGCTACTTCAAGAAAGCAATAGGCTACAACATCTACATCTCAACTACCGAGCCGGGGCGCATCGACGTAGTCAAATACGACGGCGATCAACTGGCTAAGGAGTTTGAGATGTTTGAGAACGCCTGTGGCATCTGGCGGTACAAGAACAATTACGATCCACGATCTTGATTAGGCGTACACCTCTCAGGCGGGTGAGTCGAAAGCGGGCGCAAGCCCTGAAGATTTATCGCGTAAGTAAATCCGACTACCTATCAGTCCATCCGACCTGTGAGGTGTGCTCCGAGTCAGAGGCCACCGACATCCACCACAAACTACCGCTCGGCAGAGGTGGGAAGCTGAATGACGCATCTATCTTCCTAGCTGTTTGCCGAGCTTGTCACGACAGAATTCATCACGACCCAAAATGGGCAGAACAACAAGGCTACCTACTCAAATGGACAAACGAGAACTCGAACATCACGAAGAACAAGTAATGGCTGCGCTGGTATTGGACATCCGCGACTGCCAAGACCCTGTCGATCAATTCAAGCTAATTGAACGCTACAATGCATTTGTCACAGCTAGAGCCAAACGCTTGGAAAGCGAAGCCATTAGAAAAGCCTCTAAGGGTTGAGCATCGTGGACAGCTTCTCTTCCATGTCACTTCAGAGTCCAAGGAAGAGGAGTTTTATGTCTGTGACCTATCCCTCCATCACGGCATGGGTGAATGCTCATGCCGCGACTGGATGGCCAGATGTGGTCCGCGCATAAGGGCTGGAGCAACCCCGATTGACTACCCCCATGTGGAGCGTGTTAATTGCAAGCACATCCACGCCTGTCTGTTATGGTTGGGGCATGAAGTTGTACGCCGTAGCTAAATGACAGATACACCCTACTGCAATGGAGCTTGGACCAGTAGTCGATTCCGTTCGTTCGTTATATCTGCACTCAGGCGAGCCTCAGGACGATGGGCTCCAAAGTATGCCTGTAAGAAAGCAGCCCGCGTTGCGCGGAACCAGTACAGATGTGCCTCATGTTCCCAAATTGTGGGCAACTCCGAATGTCATGTTGACCACATCAATCCCGTTGTGGACCCAGTTCTCGGATTCCAAGGTTGGGACGTTTATGTGGAACGTCTTTTCGTCGAGCGAGACGGCTACAGGTTGCTTTGCAAAACCTGCCATGCCGAAGTCACGCAAAAACAAAGGGAAGTGAGAAAGGCTAACAAAAAACACTAATATGCGTACCGATGGAATCTTTACCGCCCACAACGTAAAGGTGGAGGCGGAGATTGGGAAGCCTTTCAAGCTCATTCCGTTTGGCGACATCCACAGGGATTCGGATATGTTCGCCAGTAGCCATTGGCAGGAGTTTCTGGACTACGCCAAAGCTCAGAAGAATGCTTTGTTCCTAGGCATGGGGGATTACACCGATGGGGTGAGTACGTCTGAACGTATCGTCCTGTCGGATGTAAATTTACACAACACAACCAAAAACACACTCAAAGATGTTTACAAAGGCGTTACGAAGACTCTGGTCAATGAGCTTGGATGGATGCGCGGTAGGGTTATTGGCCTTCTTGGCGGCAATCACTACTTTGACTTTGGCGATCAGACTACCGATCACGTTCTTGCGTCGGCTTTGGGCGGGAAATATCTGGGGGTGTGCGGATTCATCCGTCTCTCGGTCGGCCTCAAAGGAACGGGGAAAAGGGTAGCTCTGGACATCTTCGCCCATCATGGGAAGGGGGGAGGAGCCACCCCAGCGGGTCAGTTTGGGTCCATTGAGAAGATGGCTAGCACGGCAGACGCCGACATCTACCTCATGGGCCACACCCACGGGAAGGGGTGCCTACCCTCCAGTCCGCGCATCAAGCTAGTTAGCACCAAGAATGGGGTGGAGGTCCGCGAACGCACCCCTTGGCTAGGCCGTACAGGCTCCTATCTGAAGGCTTATGAGTCTGGACGGGCCTCCTACAACGTGGATGCGGGTAGGTCGGCTTGCGCCCTAGGCTGGATAGAGTTTGAAATTACCCCTGTAAGAGTCCGTAAGGACAACCAAGACCTCATAGAACTGCGGATTAGGGGTACGTCCTAAAAGCCTCAGAATAGGCCCTAGAATCAATTTTAAGACGATTTGACCTAAAATGGCTATGTGGGTATAGGCTAAGTGGTCAAAATGGCTTAAAATAGACGGAAATGACCTCAGACGCAGGCCCGCCCATCTACAGGTTTAAGCCAGAGGTGGAATGTGTCCTGACGGAACGGTCAGGAACACTAACGGTCCTAGAAGCCAATAGGCAGCGGTTTACGCTAGTAGGGGTTTCACCCCATCCAGACGGTGGGCAACCCACCTATCTGGGAGAGATTTGGTCAGGCGTCAACGATGGCCTGAAGTTCTGGCTAGAACCCGGCTGGTACGAGCGGATTAACGAGTGGGCTGACCTTGCGTGAGGTAGCGGTTGCTCAACTGAGCCTGTTCTCGCTCATCGTCGTCACGATCCGCAAGCTGGACAAGCACGGCATTACGGGTAGACATACGCATAAACCTGTCTACGTCGTAATTAACAGCCTTCCACATCTCTGATGTCTTGGGGTCCCCGTACATCAGCCAAAGTCTAGCGTAACGACCACGATCAATCAATCCCTTGATTCGGTCTAGGGCTGTTCCAAGCATTGCACCAGCCGTACTCCGTCCTCCAGCAAGACCAACGGCTGCGGCAGCAGCAACAAGGTCGTCTTTATTGGTAAAGGCCGGAAGTCCAAGATTTACCTGTTTTTGCAGGATGTCAGCAGCAGACTTGCCCCAAGTCTTTTTAAGCTCGTTAAAGGCTTGATCGCCAACAATGGCTCGGAAAGCCTTATTGCCCTCGCCATAAAACAGATTGGTTATTCCAGTAAGGTCAACCATCTGTCCCGCCTCTCCAGTAGCAGAACGCAACGGACGGAAGAGAAGCTCTGCGGATGTAGCCTTGGCAATATCGTCAGCCAACTTCTTACGACGAATCAACTCATTCGGGTCAACCAATGCCGTAGGATTGCGGAGAGTTGACATCAACTCCTTTAGGTCGCTTTCGCCAACAGTCAAAAGCCTGCCAATCCATTGTCCGTTTTTAGTGGAATCAGGATCAATCTGGAAAGACCTATCATTCATCAGGCGAGCCAACGGGTCCTGCGAGGCTTTATTAGCCAAATCGGTAGCCTCCGCTAAATCAAGACCGGCTTTCTTCTGAGCAAGCAAGGCCCTATCCATAGCCTGTTGCTTGTCGGCCTTATTGCTCTTGGAATAGAAGGTACGCATGGCCTCCTCGTAATCCTTACGCGCCAAAGCCCTATCGTAACCAACCATGCTTACGTCATTGAAAAAGTCATTAAGTTCAACTGCCGTAAAGCCTTTGCGTCCTTCTCTGTTAGCCAAACGAGCCAAGGCGTCGATTTGTTCCCTAGTTCCAAGACCAAGAAACTCGGCTGGGAACCCAGCCTCAGAGACAAGGCTGGATAGGTTCTTAGCAAGCTTGGTCATGTTTACGGCCTTAAAACCTCTTGTGATCTGACCAGAGCCCTCAATAAGAGACTGACCAATAATTTCGTCCCTGATCGACTTTTTCAAATCGATGGTAAACTGTTCAGACGCAGCGACAGAAGCTTCATCACCCAACGCTCTGATGGCTCCAGCATACGCCTCAAGCTCTGGATAAACCGCATTGTAACCCTTTTTCTTAATGAGCTTAATTAGGCCTTCAATATCCTTGTCTTCAACAAATCCAATAGCACCAAGCTCGCCTTCACGCGCAGCATAAATGCCTCGGGCGGTTTCGTTAGCCTTTTGGAACTTGGGTAGAGCATCTGCCCTGTTTCGCTCAAGGAAGTCTTCACTAGCAGCCTTCACCGCATCGTAAACTTGACTAGCCGTGCGCTGGGCAGCCGTTGCGCTTTGACCGGCTTGCTTGAAGTCATTAGCAAGCTCATCGCGCATATCGCGGTAGGCTTTCAGCGTGATGTTCCCGTTCTCATCCATCATTCCCGGCTTCTTCAAGACACGCTCAACCGCATCAATAAATACAGCCTGATCTTTCTTGGCTGAAACTCCTGTGGCTATCCAATCAATCAAATCTTGTTTGTTGGCAACGATGTCGTTTTCGTTGATTCCTGCTTCAGAATAAAGCTTAGAAACAGCCCCCTTAATGGACTTCTTAACTGAATCAATCTGAATATTTACTCGGCCAAGACGTTCGTTTGGAGTAAACGCAGCCGCATCTGATCCAAGTCCTCCAAAAATCTTATCAAGACCCTTGTCGTGAAGAGCCCGTGCGTTAATTAGCTCTCCAGCCGCATCAGCCGCTTGACGCTCAAGCTCGGCCAAATTAGATGCATTGTTGGCCCTAGCTTCCGCAAGCTTCTCGGTAAGCACGCTGTATTCCTTGGCGGCATCGTCCACCGCTTGCTGCAAGCGAGTGACCTTGCCTTGGTACGGAACAAATGGCTTTGCCAACTCCTCTGCATTTGGAGCGTCTTTGAAAGCAACACGGAGAGCATCTCCGTAGTTCATAGACATATTATTTAATAGCTCACGGACCTTACGGCTATTTCCAGCAAGAGCACTACGCTCAATTTCCGTAAACTCAGGTCCAAGGTCGGACAGAATAATAGCCCCTCCAAAACGCTCTGCCATGATGGCCGCACGCCTCTCGGCATACTTTTCAACCTTCTCTACTTTTGCTGGAGCAAATGTTCCTACTGCACCAGCGGCGAAAGGTCCTAGAATGCGCGTCACACCTTCAAACGTGCTGGTAGATGGAGTGATACCGCCCTCCTGAATAGCCCTGCTTGTTTCATTAGCAGTACCAAAAATACCTGAGTTGGTAAGGAACTGAGTAATCTTGCTGTATTCCTTCAGCTTCAGAGGAACAGCAAGTCCAGATACGGTGGATGCAAAAACTTCTTTGCCGGAAACAGCCTTACGCTCTCCAGAGAGTGTCTCAAGGAATTGAGAAATAGCCTCGGAACCTCCCGTGCTCAACGCTGAGATTGCAGCAGTACTAGCAAGCGTAGGAATTGTCGCAGGAGCAGTAGCTAAACCAACCGCCACAGGAACTCCGTAGCGAACAACGGAAGGAGCACTAGCGGCGGGATCAATAATATCTCGCATCTCCGACAAAGCAAGTCCACCACCAGTACCATAAGGAGTAGGCGCGGAAGGAAACTTCTCAGACTGACCAGTTTGCTTATCTATCAGTCCTTTGATGTATTGAATATCTTTTTTGTCGTCTCGTTCAATAGCAACTGAAAGCGCGGACTGAAGCTGTTCGATTGTGTAAGCCATTTTAATTACTTACCGGCGAAGGTTGCGCTCAACTATGGAATCTGGAACGAACGACAAGGCATCAAAATCAAGAGGATTCTTTTTAACAAACGTCCTAATGAACTCACGCTCTTGAACGGCTCCTTTTACCTCGCCACGTTCTTTAGCGGCATCAAGTGCTTCTTGTGCTTTCCCTGTGCGTTCATCAATAGCTATAGCCATCTTCAAAATGGCTATGTTCTCCTCAGGTGTCTTATTTTCGTTAGCAGCAAGACGCGCAAAGTACTTGGTTTCGTAGTCTGAAATAGCTCCCTTTGTCTTCTGGAAGTAGTTAATCAACTGATCTCCAAGGATATTTACGACAACACCAAATTTTGCAGTATCGTCAATCGTCTTGGGATCACCTCCAAATGAGGACATCAAACGGCGAACAGCCTGAACATATGTAGCGGCAGGTCCAGTTTTAACCTGACCAGACTCAAGAAGTTTAAGTGCAGTTTGATTTCTAGCTACACGAATATTTGCCGAAGATAGATTTTCTTCGTAATCATTCATCCACTTTACAGCGGACTTAGTATTTTCAACAAGTTCAGCGGCTGCCGCTTGCTCTTTAGGAGTGGGAGTAGGCCTGAACTGAGGAACTTCGCTAACAAGATTTCCTGAAATATCTAGGGTTTGCTTGTAAACGTCTTTTTCTCCAGTATCAGGATTAACTTTTTCAACAAGACGAGTCCGCTCTCCGGTCTCAGTTTGCTTGCTAGCAAGAGCCTGAGCGCGAAGTTCCTCGGCAGCGTTCAGCAATGGCTTTGCGCCAGCCTGTTTAAAAGAGATTTCATCCGCTCGACGCTGAACCCTAGCCTCCATCTCTTTCTCGGCCATTTGAGAACGAAAACGCAACATCTCAACGCCTTCAGGCTTAGCACCTCTAAGCTGCTCAGCTTTGGATAAATTTTCCTCAACTTGGGACAGGGTAAGAGCAACCGGAGCGTATGTGGTCGGGGAAATCCCAGCACGCTGGGCTCTGGAAACAAAATCAGCCGTTGAAGTAGAAGGCTGAGTAAATGCGCGAGTTCCAGTTGATAGCTTCTCAAAAGGAACTCCAGCCATAATCTCAGAAACGGCAGCGGGTGCCGTAGACTCACGCATTGCCTCATCAAGTTTCTTCTTCTCAGCTAGCGCCCGCTCCATCTCATCAACCTGCTTTTGATTGAGACGCTGAGTCAACTGGGCCTGAGCCATGTCAGTCTTGAACTTAACAAATGCAGCAGCACCACCAGCCGCCTTATAACCAGCCTTAGCTGCTTCATCAGAAAGGCTAGGATCAAAACTCTTGATGAACGCAATTCCTTCCTGCTCGTTCTGTTTCTCTTCTTTTTTCTTGAGGAAGTTCTGAATGCCCTGAGAGACGCCAGAAGCAAAGCTAGCAATCCCCTGCGCCTGCATCTGAGCAGACTGTCCAGCAGCCTGTAGAAACGGCGTGTAGTCAACCGCCGAAAGCTCGGGTCTAATCTGACTTCCAGTTGCAAAAGCCATAGTTATTAGCCTCCTCCAGAGGGTCTCCAAGCCATGTCGCCGGGGAATCCACCACCGCCACCGCCACTAAACAATCCTGAAACGGATTTTCCAAGCATTCCACCAACTGGTCCGCCAAGCATCGTTCCAGCAGCACCAAACATTGATCCGAGAAGCTGATTCTTAGAGGCGGCTTCAGACGCAGCCATTTGAGCATTAGCTCCGTAGATGGCGGTCTGATAACGACCCAGATTGGCCTGATTCTGCATAGCCAGATTGAGAGCAGCGTTGTAATCCACAGCACGCGGACCAATCGGCTGTCCGCCCAACTGCTGGGTGAAGCCCTGCTGTTGAGCCCCATACCCCAAGGCACCCGTAGAACGTCCAAGGATGTACTGGAGCGGGTCAGCCGCCATAGCCTTGTTCATCCCAAAGGCCAACTGACCATACTGCCCAGCCTCAGCCCGACGCCGCGCCATAGCATCCTCACGATTGAGAATCTCAGCCGCTACGGAAGACTGATCGCCAATACGCCCACGGGCCAACCCAGCCGTCCGCGCAGCTTGCTGAGAAAGACGTAGGTCTTCAGGGCTAAGACGCTCGGCCCTAGAGAAGGCTTTCTCCGCAGCCTGAAGGCTCAACTCAGCCAAACGAGCGGAATAGGGGTCAGCAGCCCTAGCAGCAGCCGTAGCCCGCGCTCCCATGCCCTCCACAGCCGCAATGTCAGCCTCCCGCTGCTTGGCAAGCTGCTCCCGCTCAAGCTCACCAGCCTGACGAGCCGCACGCGACTGTAGGCCCAAAACCCCGCCCATATACGTCTCCAAGTCAGCCAGATTGAGCTTGGCGTACTCAGGGCGCATAACCCGCTCCACATCCAGCATCCGCTTCTGAAGCTCGGGGTCGGACATGACCTCAGCCGTGCGGCGGTATTCATCAGCCATGCTAACGGGAGTCGGAGGAGGGGGAGCGGCTGGAGTTTTAACGGAGGCCATAGTCTTTGACGCCTAGTTTAGCACAGAGAAGACTCGTATCATAGGCTCTGAAGCTGCTGTTTTTGCCCTTGTTACGAGTCCAACCGATGAATGGCAGGAAGTAGGGAGCTTGGGAGATAAACCACTCCAAACAGCCCTTTCCTCCAGCGTAATGGACATACCAGCAATCGGGCGACTCTGGATGCCAGTCTACCTCCCCTATCTCCTTCCTAACAGGCTTGGCTAGAAGAAGCCTGTCAGGAGTGGAGAAGACATACCCATGACACAGGTAGTAGCCTATGTCCTGCTCAAAGCTCCACCCCTTGGATTGGTAGTAGGCTTTGGCTTCCGCTATGGGACTCACACAGGAGTCAGCGTAACCTTGAAGTTCGTGTCGTCAATCTGAACTAGCAGGGAAGTAGTGTTGCTGTCCCATCCAAAGCTAATTCGATTGGCGTTGCCAGAGGTTGCAGCGGTTTGAAGCTCAACCGTGCGATTGGGAGTAGTTCCAGCGCGAATAATCTTACCGCTAAGCGTCGCGTCTCCAGTAAGAGCCGTAGTTCCATTGACCGCTAAGTTACTAGAGGTACTGATATCACCACCAGATGCAATCGTGTTCTGAACAGTAAGGTGCTGCGGAACCTCAACAGTAGACCCGGTCCAAGTAGGCGCACCAGACGATAGCTTGGTTGGAGTGATACCACCATTCTTGACGATGATGGCTCCACCAGAAAGCTCAGTTGTCGATCCATCGACTGCTCCAGAAGCGAAGGTAGCCGAGTCAACCAAGTTGTTAAGCTTGCTTGATGTCACCGTATCGGGTGACGTAAAAGTAGTGCCTTTGGATAGGATGGGCATGGCTTATTCTATCAATTAGAAGTTGTGACAGAGCACTTGAATCTGGCCGTATTCAAACGTGGGGTTGCCACCGTTGGTTCCTGTTAGCTTGAACCTAAAATCAACCGAACCTAAAGCCGCCATTCCTGTAAGCTCCAAAGCCCCAGAAACCGACACAAACGTCTGAGGATAGTGGGCAGATGCGTCAATCGCTGTAACTTGACCCCAAGTTGTTCCTCCATCCGTGCTGTACTCAATCGCATATGCCGCAAACTCACCGCTGGCTATGCCTGAAAACTCTCCCACGGCAAACACGCTTATCTTCGGATCAGACCTTCCATAGCGATTCCCGTATGATCCATGACCCCAGCCATACAGCTTTGCATCTGCAATCGTCAGGTAGGCTTTGTTATTGTCGTCAAATCCGCTAGGCTTGCTTGTTCCGTCATCACCAACTGTTAGTGTGGTGGAACCAAACGTGTTTGAGGTGTAGGAGGCAGCGTTGTAACACGCACCAGCTACGGCAATCTTTGGCGACTCAAGGCTTATAGTAGCCGTGATAGTTCCAGCAGTCAGCTTCCCAGCGTCAATCGACTGAATTTGACCATTCTGGATCAACCCAACCGTGATAGTGGACGCATTGATGCTTCCAATCTGCGTTGAGGTAAGCGTTCCAGTTATCGTAGTCGCAGAAACAGACGATATCTGACCTGAAGTTATGCTTCCTGTAATGGATGAAGCGGAAACGCTGCTAATCTGACCAGATGTGATTGAGCCCGTGATTGCTGAGGCATTTACGCTACTGATTTGAGACGACGTAATCGAACCCGTGATGGTGGTGGCATCAACGCTACTGATTTGCGAAGATGTAATGGAACCAGTAATCGAAGTAGCCGCGACACTTCCTATCTGCGTTGAAGTGATTGATCCGGTAATCGACGAGGCATTTACGGTCCCAATCTGGGATGCAGAAAGCGTCCCCGTGATTGTTGAGGCGGCAACACTTCCAATTTGCGATGAAGTGATTGATCCTGTGATGGCCGAAGCATTAACAGACGATATCTGAGATGCTGAGATCGTTCCAGTTATCGTTGACGCCGAAACACTAGCGATCTGAGAAGAGGTTATTGACCCAGTAATCGTGCTAGCCGCAACACTACCAATCTGAGACGAGGAAATTGATCCTGTGATTGAAGTGGCATTAACACTTCCAATCTGTGAAGCTGAAATTGATCCAGTAATGGTACTGGCTGAAACCGAACCAATTTGGCTTGCGATTATCAGTCCGGTTATGGAAGTGGCATTAACCGAAGATATGTCATTAGCCGTAAGTGTTCCAGTTACGTTTGACGAAGAAGTTACTGCCGTCCACGTTCCAGAAAGATTCTGATAAAGAGTCTTATTGGTTGTGTTTAGAATGATGCAATCATTTGGATAGTTAGTATCCGGTAGCGTTGGATTGCTCGCCACCCTCCTTATCACAGAAAGATCACTCGCAATAAGCTTTTGCGTATTGATGATCTGGTCGGTTAATTGGTTTGTGACAATTACGCCAGTAATGGTCGAAGCGGAAACGCTGCCAATTTGACCAGACGAAATAGACCCAGTAATAGTGGAAGCCGAAACACTTCCTATCTGGGAAGAACTCAATGTTCCAGTTATCGTTGACGCCGCAACGCTTCCAATCTGACTTGAGGTTATAGACCCCGTGATCGACGAAGCTGAAACACTTCCGATCTGGCTTGAGGTGATGGAGCCTGTGATGGAGGTAGCTGAAACACTACTAATCTGACTTGACGTAATTGATCCCGTGATTGATGTAGCATCTACGCTTCCAATTTGACTGGAGGTTATTGAACCAGTAATGGTTGAAGCTGAAACGCTACTAATCTGACTTGAAGTGATAGAGCCAACTATCGTGTTGGCATTAACACCGCTAATCTGAGAGGCTGTGATAGAACCCGTGATTGTCGTTGCGGCAACGCTGCTAATTTGCGACGAACTGATAGTTCCTACAATCGTGCTGGCAGACACACTTCCGATTTGACTGGAAGTTATTGTTCCATTTATTGTTGTCGCATTAACCGAACCAATCTGGGTCGCGGTTATTGTGCCGTTTATCTGATTGGCATTGATGCTGTTGATCTGATTGGCGTTTATTGTGCCAATGATCGAACTGGCATTGACAGAAGCAATCTGACCGGCGGTAATTGATCCCGGAGCAGCAATGTTCACCACCTGACTCACCGTAAGAATGACGGAAGGAGTCAACGGCGTGGTTGGGGTTGTGCCAGCAGGAATGGTCTCAAGAGAAACCATCGTGCTGGCTGTGGACCACATCAACTGGTAGTAGTCATTAGCCGCTGCGGTGAAAACAAAATTCCAAGCAGGAAGCACATGACCATCTACGGAGCCATGCTTATTTGGTACGCTTACAATACTGTTGCTAGACGCAACATCGCTTCCATTTTTCCTTAGCCAGATTTGAATATCTTGAATCTGACTGTCGGTGTTTACGACCTGAATGCTAAATTGGAGATTGTAAGTTCCGCCGTTTGCTATGGTTATTCTGTTTCCACTTACAATGCTTACTCCATTTGATTCGGCTGTACTTCCAATATTTATCGGATAAGCCGTGTTTGCCGCAGCAGCAGTTTGATCGGTAGTGTCGTAAAATGATCCGTAATAACCGGGGCTTCCTGCTCCACCGCTAGCGGCTGAAATGTTTATTCCGCTGTCATTTCTGAAAACGGTTATGTTGGTTCCGGCGACAATGTTCACCGTTGCGTCATCAACCATCTTGTTGAGACGCAAAGCCGTGTTCTTATTGGACGACCAATCAGAATTGGAGTCCGTGAACGTATACCCTCTGGTGATGTCAGGCATTATTCAGCAGAAACAGTACCACCGTTTTGAAGTGCTCCAGTAACCTTCACCGCCCTTACTTTTGGACGACCCTTGCTTGGAGTGACAGTTATCTGCGCTCCATATCCACGCTTGTTGCCAAGCCTTCCGCGAAGTGACAGGTCTTCAGCCGAAGGAACATAATTACCGTACAGATCAAATATATTTCCTATGTCAACGGTTGAGTCTGGGTTCTCAACTTCCATAGACAAACTTGCATTAGACTCCACATTAGTTGCGCTCTCAACGTGCAACTCGTATGAGTTAAACCGCTTCCTATCCATCGTCGAATAGGTGTACTGACGGGTGGTTAGGATGGAGTTGATGTTGAGGGTTGTAATCGTAGCTGGAGACGAAAGCGACAAACACACTTTGTCGTAATAGTCCTCATCCCTAGTTCCAGTCTCGTCAATCATGTGGATGCCGCCCTCCTTGCTTACGGTGTGCAGGCGATTGACGGTTCCAGCCCCTGAACGAACAAACCCAATGATGTTCCAGTTGGAGTTGTTGATTAGGTCGATAGACTCCCATCCTTGATTCAGGAAGTTGTAAACCAAGATGGCATTGTTCACCGTAGAGCTATCCAAAGGAACTGCAAGATAGTAGCGATTATCGTGATAGACCCCAACAGCATTAGCTACATAAGACTTGTTAATACGAGCCATCAGAGGATTGATCGGCTCGGACAGAGGAGTGGTGGCTCCGCGCAGGTTGTAAAGCTCGTCAAAGTTTACGCCATAAACCCCGTTATCCGACAGAAAGAAAATTTGACTGCCTACCTGTACGATGGACTTGCGGGCTACTGCTCCCACCTCGCGTGTGATTTCCTGAACGGATGAATTGCCTAGGTCCGCGCCAACTCCACGGATGAGGTGGATGGAGTTACGGGCAAACACAACCAACGCATCCTCAGCGAATGGTTGAATACCAACAATGAAGTCGGCACTTCCTGAAGCAATCTTGAACTGGTTCTGAATCTGATCGTAGGTGTCTTGATCCAGAATATCAGATGCGATTAGCTCATCCCTGACATTTCGGGATGTGATTGTCGGGCTTCCAGAAGTCCCCGTCATCGTGTAGTTGAACGGCATCCACAGCCTGCGCTGGTGGTATATGGCCCACGGAGGAGTGGGCATATGGGTGAAGCCAAGTCCGACAGACTGTCGTTTACCAACTGCAATCGTTGCTCCAGAAATGTTTCCAGCGTCGGCCTTAAACTTGAAGGTGTATGGAGATGATGTGGTTACTTCGTAAACCCTGTACTCTGTAAGAGGATTTAAATCGGTCGATCCCTTGTCGCTAACAGTAACCAAATCACCAACGGACACATCATGCGCGGATAGAGTGGTAATGGTAACAATACCTTCCAAAATACCGCAGTTTGAACTGTCGTCATAAACCAACGGCTGAGTGTAGGAGCCGTTCGCAACAAGCGTAAATACGGGACTCGTAGTCAGATTGGACCCATCCCATTGGAAAGCCACCTGTCCATTCCTGAAGATGAACAGATAGTTGAACGCCTGAATCACCTCACAGGTTGAATCAACCGTTTGCCCAGCGGGATAGTTGATGTTGTAGGAAACGCTGGTGTCGCTTGTCTTTACAAGAACAGCCTTGCTTGTGGTGGCTAGTACGACGTATTCGGTGTTGGCCGTAGACGGATCAGAGTAGAGACACGTTCCGTAGATTGCAGCCACCGCAGCATCGTTGATGGACGGAGGAGAACTATCATTCAGGGAAAAAGGAATGACCAGAGCAGAACCTGCATTGGCAATGTTGCCAAAGACATTCCTATACCCCTTGCGGGTCTGCCAAGACCCGTCTATGTCCATGCGCCCATTCTGGCTTACAGCCACTTCCCCAGACTTAAGCTGGTCGGGACGCAGACGTTGATTGACACGGACAAAAGCCGTGTCCCCGTCATCTACCAACTGACTATCCAGCCGACCGAATGAGGCGTAGCGAGGCATACGCCCATTCTATCAGAACTACTTCACTCCCTTACGGGCAAAATGCGTCCCTTTGATCGTTCCCTTATTCTGGCTAGCGTAGAATACTTCCTTGCCCTTTTTAGGGCCATATTCCGCCTTCATGGCGGCCATAATCTTCTTACCTTTCTTTGTGAGAGGCATTATTTGCAGCCCTTTCGCTGGCAGCAGCCATTGCCCTTCATCTTGTCGCCATACTCCATCATGCGCTCCTTCTTTCCCTCGGAACGCTCATGGCGCATCATCTGCTTCTTGGACTTGTACTTCTCGCCGGTTTTGCTCATAGAATTAACACCCCCATGCCCTACGGCTCCAATAGTTAGCCGAGAGCTTGTTTCCCGTACCCTTGATTCCACCTGAACGAGCACAATAGGACTTCTTACGCTCAGGATTGGACTTCTTGATGGTCATGTTGGCGTCGCCAAAACGAATGACCTTTGACTTACCATTCTGACAGGCTCGCACAACTGACTTCTTACCACCCTGCACATCTCGGCGGGGCTTGTTGCAAGGAAGGTCTCGCGGATTCATCGCTTAGCTCTCCGATAGCGTACCACAATGGAGTAGACACCAGCCGCAATGGCTAAAAGGGAGGCTAGGATGCGGAGACCCCAATCAATCTGCTCTTGCCAAGCGGCAATGCTACTGGTGGCACTCACCATTGCTAGTACATCACTACCAATTTGGCGTGGGACGTTCATTTGACGCTCCTAATTGCCATCTTCTGCTCGGTACGGACCCCGAACCAATAGCCAACTGAGATGGAGAACATCCCAAAGGTGGAGGTGATGATGAAACTCATAAGCTCTGGATTGGTATTACGATACCACACCGCGAGAATCATTGAGCTCACCCAAAGGGCCAAAGTGAGGCCGGG